CAAGTGTTTCTTGTCCACATAGGTAAGTTGGTGTTAATATCTAAATTATTATTAAATAAATCGGCAAGTACCGATTTAATTCTTTTTGATTCTGAATAAATCTGTAATACAAAACCATCTTCATTTGGAGTGGTAGATTCTTCGGCATATATGTCTAACGCTGCAGAAATTTCTGGTGTATACTCCATAGACTCATAATCGTAATATGACGCCAATCTATTGGGTTGGTAGTATACTGCTTGAGTGTATAAATTATTCTCTACCTTAGCAAATTGTCCTGCCAAGTAAGCGGTTTGTCTTGCTTGGAGTTTTTCCTTTTCATATTCGGCTTTATCGGTAGTTCTTAAAAGTTCTTTTTTATCAAACTTAAATACAGGAAAATCCTGATTCATTAACGCGTCAGGACCTAAGGCTCTACCTAATCTTTGCCAAACTGTAAATTGCTTATTTTCTGCCATACTCTATAAAATTATTCAAACTAGTCTGAATATAAATACTACCGAGAACCAAACAGCCATTTATATTTCTCATAATCATTTTTAGAGGGCTCATAATTCCTACTATGTTGTTGTTGATTCGGAAATTGTGGTATTGACGGATTAAAATATTGTGAACTATCTTTATGTTCATTTACAGTTGTGGACCAAGAATCAATCATTGCTTTAGTGTGATTAACCACCTTAGTCAATGAAGGGAACGCCGCTTCAGCAGCATACAACGCCATTGAAATTGACATAATACAATCATCGTGATGTCCTCTTTGGTGGTCAGGTCTACCATTTATGTAGACAAATGTTCCCATCTCACCCAATAGTCTACTTGACCTAACTTTAAAATCGTGTCTTATTGCTTCCTCAAATGACGCAATAATTTGAACCCTTTTTGAGTTAAAGTTAATACCTGGTATTTTTTCATTTTGTTTAGGGTCATATTTCCATTTGTTGGTTAAATCAACACCATCAAAATAGAAATTCTTATATCCTAATTCTTGTAATCTTCTTGATGTTGCAACACCCATACCCCCCGTTAAGTCAACAATACATAAAGCATTATACATTGTTCCCCACTTGTACGCAATCTCTGCTAATACATCGGGTGGTATTTTACCAACAAATTCTAAAACCTGTTCTCTTGAGTCAAAATCAATGATTTCAATACACGAGAAGTCTTCTGAATCTCCCCTTGATACATCAACACCCATCACATATTTGTGATTATTTTCAGGTTCTTTCCATATCCAAAGTTGGTTACCCATTAATTTGGCTGTTGGTTCTTTTACATCATTCTCAGAAATTTTTTGGGTTAATAAAGAATCAAATACGTTATCACCTGAACCCAAGAAATTACATTCCAATTCCTGAGCAACTTTTCGTTTGTCGTATTTGAGTTTTTTAACCATACTCTCAAACCAACTTGAACAAGGTTTATATCCTTGTTCCATATATGTTTGAATTAGTTCAATATCTCTGTCGTATGGATTTTCATCGGGTAATTGTGTTACAACGTCTTTGGGGTATTCTTCCTTATTTAACAAATAATGAACAATATCCTCACATTTAACCATATACAAATCTTTGGTATAACGAGGGTCACGGAACCAATACATTGGCGTGATTTTGAAGTCGTTCATACCTCTTTGTGCTTGGTCGTAAATTTCGTAGTAAATCGGGTCGTATCCGTTAGGTGTTGATATTACAACAACTTTACCACCCGTAGATAGTGAGGCCATACAAGCTGCCCAGAAATCACTGTCAGCTTCAATAAACGCCGCCTCGTCAAATATTAATATCGTGGGGGTATATCCACGTAAGGCATCTTTAGATGTTGCAACCGCCTTAACTTCACATCCATTAGTTAATTTAAAGTGTCTGGCAGAGTTTTTTTCACCTGAGAACCCAATACCAACCCAGTTCGGCCATTGTTCCGTAAAAGCTCTAATTTTATTAGCAAATTCTACAGATGTTTCTAATTTATTGGCAATAATAAGAATCTTTTCAGGTTTTTCTTTTCGAGCAAACGCTAATCGTTTACTTGCCCAACCTGCGGTAACCGTAGACACACCCGCCTGACGATATTTCAATGCAATGTTTTCATTGTACATTTCGTAATCGTTGACAAGTGTTACTTGGTCTTTAAATAATTCTAAGGGAACATACTTTGATACTGTGTTATCGTATGTTTGTAGATATGTTTTAAGAGCATAAGGAGTGCTTTTCATACACTTCTTATACTCTATTAAAACTTGTTCTTTTGTTAAACTCATTATTTAGGACGGCTTAAGCCAAGTCCTGCTAAGAAATCATCAAAATCATCATCGTCATTGTCATCTGAACCACCATCTTCATTTTCATCGTAACTTTCGTATTCTTCTTTTACTTTGAAGGCGGTGTTCATCAAATCACGGAATTTATCAGTGGCTTTCTTATTTCTGTCTTTATCCTCTGAAATTACATCTCCAATAAGTCTAAGGAATTCGTCAGCAGGAAGTTTGTAAAGTTCCATTTGGAACCAGTTTATGATACCTTTATTCTCCTCCTCAAATACTTCATCAGGGAGTGAAAATCTTATCTTTTCAATAACTTGAGGACCAATTCTTAATGACCACGCCTCCATAGGAAGTGTATCTGTTTGACCCAAAACTTTTTCTCTCATAACAGGGTCTTGCGGTAATCCATAACGACCTTTAGCTTCTTCAAGACCTTTTAAAATTTCGTGACAAAGGATTGGGAATAACATACCCCAAGCTGAGATTGTAGTGTCAGGTTTTTCTTCACCACCTTCATCTCCTCCATCATCATCACTGTTATCTTGTAATTCAACTTTTCCAGCAACACCTTGTCCTGTTTGACTCATCATTTCGATTGCCCTTTCATCTGTAAAGTAGTTAAAGTCATTTACAGACATAATTAACAAGTACGCATCGTATAGTTGTGGGTTGATAGCGTTAAGAGCTCTTCTTACAGATGGTTTTTGAAAAATATAGTGACCTTTTTTAGCTGCTCCTTGAATAACAGCGTTGATAATATTTCTTTTGTGAGTTTCAAGTTCAAGTAATTCTTCATCAGTCATTACATCAGCATCGAAAGAAGACATTTCCAATTTTTGTTCAATTTCTTCTTCAACCTCATCATCAATTTCTTCAGCCTCCATACGGAAGTTATTCACATTGATTTGTTCACCTAAGTGTAAATCGAAGTTAAACCAATCCATTGGCATTTCAGCCTCCTCAAGACACGCTTGTAGAGCTAAGTTTTTTAACTCATCAATATGTTGTTGTTCTATTCTCCAAACTTGAGGAACCATTCTAAATGACTCTGCTTGTAACATTTGAAATAAGTTACGTGGAGTTACCAAAGTGTCTTTACCTGTAACTGTACGTAATTTATCAACAACTTGTTTAAAACGGTTAGTAACGAGTTTTTGAACGTCTTTTTCAGAACGTCTTAATGCAGGATTTTTTGCATATGGACTTTCAGGGTCACCAAGTTTTCTTTCAAGACTTGGGTCCATTCTTTCAGGGTAATTCCCATAATCAATCTGTTCTTTAATTCTCTTATTTGCCATTTTTCAAAAGTTTCATAATTACTTGGATAACATCCTCTTTAGCCTTCTCTTTGTCAGATGCTTTAGGTGCAGGATTTTCACCTGGATTTGGGTTTTTTCCTGGATGTGCAGGTCTTGTTCTTGGTTTTGTACCAGGTTTAACACCAGGTTTAACGTCCGGCTTTGTAGGTGCGGTTGTTGGTTGTTCAGATAACATTTTCATAAAATCTCCTTTGGTCATTTTTGGTTGTAGATTTTTCTCCACCAAAGATACGATTTCTTTTTCAATTAAAGAAATGTAAGGGTCTTTTCCCTCTTTCAAAGATTGTTTTACGTCTTTAACACATCTCTCATACTTGTTTTTTTGTTTTGCACTCCACTCACTTCTTTCAGTTGTTTTAAACTGTTTTCCTAATTGTGATGTGCAAATTGCCCAAGCGTTATCTTTTGTTTTTTTCTTTCCTTCAGTCATTTGACTTTCGGTTGGAATTCCGTCACCATAATCATTATATCCGTCATTGGTAGATGGTCCTACTTGATGTGGGTCTTGAGTCCTTGCTCCTTTTTCAAAATCCATAGGGTCCTCTTCATCTTCAGTCATTTCAGTCTCAACTTTAACATTGATTCCTTGAGAGGTCATCTTTTTGATTTCTGTAGGGTCGGTACCCTTTTTCACTACAACAAGACCTTGTTCAGATAAACCGAATTTTTTAAATAATGTAGTAATTTCAGATTCTTGTAAATTAAGAACTGTTTTAGGACTAAGTCC